AGGACAAGAAGACAGCGTGGACAATGCCAACTGATCTGCGCACGTGGAACTCAGACTGGGCGACATTGTGGGTGGATGCGCGGTGTGAGAGGATGATTGAGGACGAGGGGACTATCTCCCTCGGCCGCTGGATTTCAGACCGTGAGGCGGAGGGGTGGACGTTTGAGTGGCCAGTTGCCGAGGGAAAGCTGGAGGATATGAAGGCAGAGATGGCGCTGCTGGGGATGACGCCGCGGCCGAAGGAACTCGGATCCAAGGTGTTAAAGGATGATTGGGCTGCTGCTCTCGGACGTGCGCAGGCGATTGGGCATCTGAGCGCGAGCGCGAGCGCGAGCGCTAAGGCAGCACTTTAAAATTGCCGCAAGGTCTAAGCCATCTTTGACAGTCCCCTTTAGTAGACATGGAGCTCCGCTCTGCAGAAAACGAAGCTCTGAACAGGCTCGTCCGAGAATGGAGCGTAGCCGAGATGAAAGAGTTAGAGGCAACGTTCAAGGGTGCAGCCGACACAACAACGTTCCTTGCCGTGGCTCAGCGCCTCAAATCAAAGGGATTCACCGCCCTTCCGCAGGAGGATCGTATGACCATTATGACTCCTGAATCTGTGCGGTTCTCCCTGACAGGAATGTCTCTGATCGAAGCCTACTGTCGCGACGATATCATTGCAGGAAAGCCGTATGAGGCGATGATCAAGGATCGCACGGGTCCCGAGAACAACTTGGACTTAGATGAGTACGGTGTCCGCGTCAAGATTCGCCGCGAGCTTCCGCTCACCGCGGATGATCCGTCTGTCAAGGAACTCCTGAGTCGCTGGGCTATGCAGAAGAAGGCATTCCGTATTCTCCGCCGTTGGACGTTTCTCGGAGAGGGTGTAAAGTTCGATCTGAGCATGATTCGCTCAACTCCCGTGGATGTAAAAGGGCAGTATATGTGGCAGAAGACGTTCTCAGAGCGCGATCTGAGCAAGGTTGCACCGCTGTACGAGTGCGAGGTGGAGTTGGTTCGCCCAGAGGTTGCGGTAGCCGTAACCGATGAGGAGGCGCAGAAGGCGCTCGTTACGAAGGCGGTCAAGGATCTCGTGCGTGCAATCGGCGAGGTTCTCCGCGGCATCCAGAAGCACACCTTCCTCATCCGCAAGTCTGTCGCGAGCCGTGTTCTCTCAGGGTATCGGATGCTGACGAAGACGGATCGGTTCCGTGGTGTAGCCCCGATCACGATGGTTGCCGAGAATATGTCAAAGGAGAGGGTTCCTGGTACGACCAACATTCGTGACAGCTACAACGTCACAGACAAGGCGGACGGACTCCGTATGATGGGATACTGCGACTCGAAGGGCGAGCTGTTTATGATTGATATGTCGATGAATGTCTATCGCACAGGCTTGGCTCGTCTCGCCTGTCACGACTCCCTTCTGGACGGTGAGTATGTGACGCGCGACGCAACTGGTCGTGGGATCCAGCAGTTCCTCGTCTTCGACTGCTATATTGCGCCGGATTCAAAGGTGGTGAGTGGGCTGCCGTTTGAAGGCGCGGAGGACAGTCGCCACGCGGAGCTGGTTTCGTGGATGAACAAGTGGAACGAGGGCACGGGGCCGTCAATCGTCGGCACGGGTGTAACGGAGAAGACGAAGATCTTTGTCGGTGCCAAGCAGTTCGTCTTCGCCAAGGGTGATGGAATCTTCCAGGCGTGTGCGGCTGTCCTGGATTCGACGCGCCCGTATCACACGGACGGCTTGATTCTTACGCCGAATGCGACGCCCCTGCCGGAGAAGCCGGGTGTTGGATTCCATGAGCAGCTGAAGTGGAAGCCGGCAGCGGAGAACACAGTGGACTTCCTTGTGACTTTTGACAAAGAGGCTGACGGTGTTCAGGACACGATTATCACTGCGGCAAAACCCGTCACAGGCGAGCTGGTGCGATACAAGGTGATGCGCCTCTACGTAGGCAGTGAGTCTGATCCTGCTTATGTGGATCCCCGCGGCACTGTGCTTTATGAGCAGGCGTTGCCTGGTGCAACTGCGACCGCACAGAAGGGTCGCCGGCCTCGTCGTGAGTACAAGCCGGTGCTCTTCAATCCGAAGGAAATGCCGGATACGATGGCGGCGGTTTGTTATTCCCTTGTGGAGGAGGATCTGGTCACGGGTGAAGAGTTCATACGGGCAGAGAACGACGATGCGATTCAGAACAAGAGCATTGTGGAGATGAGGTATGATCCTGCGGCGGAGCCGGGCTGGCGCTGGATTCCTCTGCGTGTGCGTCACGACAAGACAGAGCGGTACCAGAAGGGAATTATCGGCCGCACTCTGAATAAGGACGAGGCGGCGGAGGGGGTATGGAACAGCATCCACGAGCCGGTCACGCGCCATATGATCCGCACGGGATCAGAGCAGCCGTCGCCGGCGGAGGCGGCTGCCCTGGGATTTGCGCCGGCCACGGATGCAACGCGAGTGTACTATGAGCGGACTGGACCCAAGGAGGATGTGTCGATGATTCAGGGGCTGCGTCACTTCCACAACCGATGGATCAAGGAAGGCATTCTCTTTGACACAGGGTTGCGAGGTGGACACAAGACTCTTGTTGATCTTGCCTGCGGTCAAGGTGGAGATGTAACAAAGTGGATTCGTTCCAATGTGGACTTTGTTCTTGGCGTGGACGTGGCGGGTGAGGGCATTCGTGATCCGGAGAATGGTGCCTACCACCGGTACCTGAAGCAGGTGATTCGCGCGGGAGGATATGATAAGATTGGTACTATGGTGTTTGCGATTGGCTCATCTGCAAAGAACTTGGCAACGGGTGAGGCGGGTGCGACACCAGAAGAGACAGCGATTCTTCAGTCGGTGATGGGACGTGTATCGACGACGGGGCCGGTGCCTCCTTTCGTCCAGAAGCGGGCGGCTAAGAAAGTGAGAGAGGGAGTGGACTGTGTGTCGATCATGTTCGCGCTCCACTACTTCTTTGAAAACGAGGAGACGCTCAATGGCTTTATGCGAAATGTGAATGATTGCCTGAAGGTGGGCGGACTGTTTGTTGGCTGCTGTTTCGATGGCCAGCGGGTGTTTGATGCTCTACGCGGCATAGAAAAGGGTGCGGCACTGGTTGGGCAGGAGAAGGGTGCGGAGATCTGGAAGATCACAAAACAGTATGATGGCGAGGATCTGGCGCTGGGGCAGGGTATCGATGTGGAGTTCATCAGCATTGGAACGGAGAACCGCGAGTACCTCGTGCCGTTTGAGCTTCTGAAGACGAAGATGGAAGAGATTGGCTGTGAGCTTCTAACGGCGGCTGAACTCAAGGAGGTTGGGCTTCAGCAGAGCACAGCGGCCTTTGAGACGTCCTACGATATGGCTGTGCGGAAGGGACAGAAGTTTCCGATGTCGCCGGTTGTCAAGCAGTACTCATTCTTCAATCGGTGGTTTATCTTCAAGCGTCGCCGAGGACTTGGCGGATCGGGCGAGGAGGAAGAGAAAACTCCAACGTACCCTCTCAATGAAGGAACGGCGGCGGCTGCTGCCGCCGCAGGAGCCGCCCCTGCAGCCGCAGCCAATCCCTTCAATTCTCCTGTTGCATCACCAGCTGCATCTGCTGCAGCCGCAAACCCATTCAATTCACCTGTTGCTGCGGCCTCTGCGGCTGCGCCAGCTGCGGCGGCCGCTGCGCCGCCTGCTCCCAAGACAAGTGTAAAAGGGAGTGTGGCTGCCGCTGCCGCTGCTGCTGCTCCTGCTGCTCCTGCTGCTCCTGCTGCTCCGGCTGCTCCTGCTGCTGCGCCTCTCCACACCATCCCTCTCGCAGCTCCTCTTGTCGGTCCTAAGAAGAAGTACACCCTTGGTGAACTCTTCCAGTTCTACGTGGATGCGAGCCAGGCGGATAAGCTGAAGCTGGCGCCGCCTGATCCTGATGCAGCACGCTGGCTCGCGCCGTCAGCAAGGGTTGATATCAACGATGGAGACACTGTTTACCCTTCTCTGGAGCACTACCTCGCAGCGATGAAGTATAAGTTTGCAACGAATAAGCCTGAACTCGGCGAGACCCTCTTCTCACAGGGCGGCACAGTCCACCAGGAATTTCTCAATCAGCGGGACAAGGAGTCTGCGCAGGGGACACGTGCGTTGTCAGCAGAGCGTGCTCACGAACTTCTAAAGGCAGAGCGTACAATGGTGACCGATGAATCTTCGGCAAAGGCATTCAAGAAGTACCGCGTAGTCTACGATGAGGCAAAGTGGAATGCGATCAAGGATACAAAGCTGCGCGACGGTCTGACGCAACGCTGGCAGCGTGATGCGCGTCTGCGGCGCATTGTGGAGGCAGCCAAGGGCAAGGGAATGACCCTCTTGTACTACACGGGTCCTGGAACGGGGTCTGATCTCGGCGGCAAGCGTACAGCAGAGGGGCTGATTGACGGCGAGAACAAGGTTGGAAGGATCTTGATGGAACTGGCGGGGTTCAGAGAAGCTTAGGCTAAAACAATAAGATGATGACCAAGAGAGGAAAGTAAGTGTAAAAGAGATGTATACTTTTTTGCAGTTTGATACTCCTTATCATAACAATACGTTTGTGTCAGATATCCATAGTAAAATAGATAGACTGTTAGCAAGAAAGTACTCACAATAAGAGTTGTTCCTATACTTGATAGTGAGCGATGGTATAAAATATAGCCTCCATAAAGAACAACAGCATTAACTGCAATTTTATCAATCATGAAGACTGCATTCATTGGATAAAGACGAAATAGAATAGATGTTATGAATAGGATAATAAATAAAAGGCCATAGAGTGTATATCCGCTACAGAATACAATAAACGCATTTGTTAAGAAGGCAAAGGAGGTGTAAAAGGTAGGATCCAGTGGAGGTGGTCGGCTTTCCTCCCATCGGACAAGATGCTGAAGCATAGCCTGTTTTTCAGAACTGTTCATTACTATATAGAACTAAACTCCAGCTGACCTGATATACGCATTTGGCTTAAGAAGTAAAGTTCTGTATAAACAGATGGTAAATTTAGATTCATATTTTTTAACACCAAATCGTATACACGCCTGGGTGTCTAGTGTTATTGAGGATCCTCTCCCAAATCTTTCACTTATTCTAGTCTTTAACAGTCCTCTTGTATATTCATTCTACATAAATACGTTTGATTGGTACACTATTGCATATGCGTATCTTTTCTGTGGACTTTTCCAAGGAGCTATAAATGGAGGTTTATATTATGTTTCAGATGTTTGTTTTGCTGGAAAAGATATAAATACAGATGAATGGAAGAAGAATACACTCTATAAGACAATTATGTTAAATACAGATAGTACATATATCTATATCTTAGGAGCCGCCTCTTATATTTCACTGACAAGTGTGCCCCAGTCTATGCAATGGACATTTGTATTTCCAGGATATGCGGAGGTTGCGATACAGTTGTCTGGATTATTTATATTACACGATATACTGTTTACACTTATTCATTATATTGTGCATAAGGTTGGATCTCTAAGAAAAGATCATCTGAAATGGCATCACGAGTGTCCTCTTGAAGTTGGAAGTAGCCGTTGTGCTGTAGCTGCAACTGGTGTAGAGGCACTCGCACGTGATTTATATTCTGCGATCATCCCCACGTATATCATTGGACTATGTGGTTTACCCTTTTATGCGCACCTCTGGGTTCCTTACTATTCAATATATTCACTGTGGGCAATGTATATTCACACAGGACTCAATACGTATCACCGTCTACATCACACAAAGAACTCAAATCGTAATTATGGCTTGTATTATATAACAGATTATGCTCTTGGAACTCTTGAGCTAAACGAGAAGAAGAGACTTTAAAAGTGGGGGTGGACGTGGGCGGCGAGGGAACAGTCCTGCCGCTGCTACTATGGCTCTTCCATACCAACCTGTCCCTATGACAGGGGGCACACCTTTACAACCGTGGATGACGTTGGCTCTGACCCACCGCCATCCTCGAGATAATGAGATTCACTTCGACGAACCTAGCCACATTTACACAGTGCAAGGGTCAAGTACCGGGTACATCTCGGTGTCCAAGATTCTCCATGAATTCTTCGGACACTTCGACGCGGATGAGGTCATTACAAAGATGATGAAAGGGCGCAACTGGCGCGCCTCGAAGTGGTTTGGTATGACGCGCGAGGAGATCAAGGCGGCGTGGGATGCGAATGGCCGCGAGGCCTCGGAGGCAGGAACAGCGATGCACTTGGCGATTGAGATGGTGATGAATGGGGCGGAGGCCGAAGTTCCTGCGGAGGCGCGCGAGTCAATCGAATGGAAATACTTCTGGAAGTACTGGGACAAAGACTCTCTGATTTGGGAGCCGTGGCGCACGGAGTGGGAGGTGTGGGACGCCGACCTCAAGCTCTCTGGGTCGATTGATATGGTGTACCGCAATCGTCACGATGGTAGCTTTGCCATTTATGACTGGAAGCGGGCAAAGAAGATGGAGACGGAGAATTCGTATCAGTCAGGTCTAGGACCATTGGCACATCTGCCTGATACGAACTTCTGGCACTACAGTATTCAGCTGAATCTGTATCGTTGGCTGCTCGAGAAACACTATGGAGTTAAGATTTCAAAGATGGCACTCGTTGTGCTGCATCCAAACAACACGGGTCCGCGCGTCTATCCTCTCCATCGGATGGATGAGGAGGTGGAGGCGATTCTGGAAGCTCGTCGCCGCGCAGTTGCCGCGGGGTGTAAGAAGTATGTGATCTTCGATTCTGCCGCGGCTGCGGCTGCGCCGATGTTTGAGGACTAGAGTCCACCGAGGACTAGATGACTGTCACACGTGTGAGGGTGACCTTCTTCTTAAGAGTCTCAGGGAGAGATGTAAAAGGAAGTGGTTCAACATCTTCGCTGGTGGAGAGGACGCCCAGGCCTTCGGGGCTGCGAACAAATACATAGAATGGCATACTCTTTTTGGTGAGCTTGTCGGCACAACGCGCCACGAGGATCGTGTAGCCCTCGGGCTTGAGCTCGACTTGAGCCAGAGAATAGTGGAACATCTTGCCGAACTCCGTGAGGGCGGCTTGAGACACAAAGTCTCCAGCCGGGTTGAGCAGACCCTCAAAGGTTTCAGCGGGAACGTCGAAGACATCATTGATCGTTGTAAGAGGGTGGTAGATGAAGTCGGCCGTCTGTGCGCCAAGCCATTGTGTGACGAGGGCGGGTGTTGTGGGCTCAGGCGCGGGCTCGGGCTCGGGCTCCGCGGCCGCGCCTGCGGGCCCGGCGGAGGCTGAGGCAGAAGCCGCCAGAACTTCCTCAGGGTACCGCGGCACTTCCAAACGCCGGTTCGCCCACTCCATCCGCAGAAACTCGCTCCACGCCGGCATCGTCTCACGGACAATGTACTGGTCGCCTGAGCGGAAAGAACTGTGGAGAGGAATGCGAGTCGGCACTTTGGCCTTCAAAAGTTCCTCGCGTTTCATCGGAAACCTGATCAACTCCTCTAACAGTCTGCGGAGCATGAAGCGCTGAGCATCCACCTCCTGTCCTTCAACAGGAGCCAGACGAGGAGTGTGCAGGAGGCACTTTGCAGAGTCATCCTTCCACACGCACGCGCCCGTGCAGGCCTCCTTTGGCTGGAGGATACAGTTGACACGTTTAAGAGTTTGGGGACGGGCGCGAAGAGGCGCGGTCGAGTCCATCCAGCTGATGATTTCATTGCCGAGAAGGATGAAGAGGCGCTGGCGTTTTTCCATGACGCTGATATCTTGGCGCGGGCGGCCAGCGGCAAAGAGAATGGAATTCACCTCTTGGCGGAGAGTGGCGGAGGCCGCGACAGAGAACCAGGTTGCAAACGTCAGCCGCAGATGCTGATAAATCTCCTCGAAGTCCCGAGAACTAAGTTGTTGAGGCTGGGCTGGCGCAGCGGCTGCCGCAAACATCTGTTTCATATCATCCATCCACGGGAGGAAGTCGATCGGCTGCTCAGATTCGAGAACCTCGCCTTCAGCCTTCGCAGTCGCAGTGGGAATTCGCAGAGGCACGAAGGTTCCACCACGGAGGCGAAGAAGAGCCGTCGTAAAGTCGCGGACAATCCCCGTCTTATCGAGACGCACACGCCCCGCGCGAGCATATCCCTGCTTTCCTGTGCGAGCGGCTGCCGGATCCACATACTTCACGTAAAACTCCTCAACGTCTGCCTCGCTTGCCAGACGGGCGCGCAGGTTCCGCCAATCAAGATAGGTGACCAGTTCAGGCAAAACCGTGCCGTCGTCGACAACGGGAACTATGACTAGGCCTGAGGCGGCGGTGAAGGCGAGGCCGCTCACGTGATTGAAGCTATCGCGGACAATGCCGGCGGGACCCGCGGTAGAGAGGAGAGCTGCACGGCCGAGAGGAAGCAAGGCGGAGCTCTCAATCTCAGGCACTTCCGTATAGAGTCCCAAACCATCCCTCTTACATATCCGCTCAAACTCGGCCGCAGCCGCTTTGACTGTAGACGGCCAGCCAGCATACGCTTCACGGCTGAACACCATTGTGATTTCGTGCGTCTCAGGGAAATCGGCTGTGGCGACACGATTGTAGGTGTAAAAGAGGGGTTCCCAGACTCCTGACTCGTAGTGGAGGATGAACGCGAGGTCTGCCTCACGCGCCTGCTTCTCTGTGATCCCGTAGGGAGGGCAGCGGATTTCAAGGCTACCTGACGTAGCATTGACCTCTAGGACAACAAAGACGATCCCATTCGCGTGAAGAGTGGATCCATCTGGATCCTTCCACAAGAGTTGATTAGGGAGTGACAGAAGATGAGCGTATTGGCGATATTCCTTGAAGCTCGCAGGACTCTGAAGCTCTGCCGTAAACCGCTGGTATGCCTTGTAGGCGCGGATGAGAGCCTCACGCTGGGGTCCAGTGCCGTGCTCAGTTGCAAACTGCTTGAATACAAAGCGCATGAGTTCATTCGATGTGGGTGCGGAATCATTCGGGTCGTAGAAGTCAAAGAGAAAATTTCCATACCCAAGAGCAACAAACACATTCGGAGTTGTGTGTTTTAGAATCTCCTGTTTCATATCCTGCGCAGTGTTCTGGCCGTAGTACGGAGCAATGGCCGCAAGGAAGGCATCCGCTTGAAACCGTGTGCGATTCTCCACACCAATGCGAAGAAATCCGCGCGCGCCCTCTTTCAGATTCATCATTGTCCCGTGTTTCTCCACGAGCTGCTCCTTGGTCTGGTGAAAGTAGCGTTCAACTTGAGGAGGTACGAGACCAATCTGAGGGCGGCGTCCTTCAATCTCGAGCGGAAGTTTGTTAGAGGCAAGGATGTAGGCATCTTTGTGGAGACGGGCGAAGGCGTCGCGGTAGTTGGCCACGGAGGGAGCTGACAACGTCTCCACACGGGCACTGACTTCGGCAACAAGTGGCTCAGGCGCCTCGGCTTCTTCGGAAGGGGGTGAAGTTGGAGCCGCGACAGCTTGTCCAGCAAAGGCGGGGTGTGTAGGAAAGATGGGCTGATCTTTGATGAAGCAGCACGGGAGAGAAAACCCCTCAGGATGCGGGGAACTCTTTAAGAAGCGCACAAAGATGTGGCGCTTCTCATCGGACTTATCCTTCACTGTGCGCTCAATGACAGACTCTCCTTTAACAGTCTGCTCGCGATTCACGACGAGTCCGCCACGGCAAAAGGGGCACGTATTCGCCGGCTTGGGACGACCCTTGCGATCCTGTGTTGCCTTGAAATCAGCCGTAAGAACCACAATCTCATCCTGGCGACACCAATAGCGACTACAGAGATAGACGTTTGCCTGGCCAGGCAGGAGGCTCGTGCCGTACCGCAAGGTTGTGATGGATTCTGCGCCTCCAGGAACAGAGGGCGCTGCGCCGCGTAGCGGGTACTCAATCCAGACCAGTCGGCCTTTCTCGACGTCGTCTTCATAGATATCTTTCATCCTCTCAAACTCTGCGTCGCTGACAACAGCCGGCTGCTTGAGAGCATTTCCAGCACACATCGATGCATATTTCTTGAGGGAAGGGTGATTCTTCGTATATGTAAAAAGACGTCTGTCGTGGAACTTGAGACGCTCGAGGAAGTAGGTGCGCGCTGGCTGGGACTTGAGATCTTCTGCCTCCAGAACTTCTTCGTCTTCAGCTAATGCCTTCGCTTTGGACTTTCCAGGAAGAGGTGGCGCAGCGGGCGCAGCTGCAGCCCCAGAATCCTCTCTTACAACTTGTGCAAGAGGGGGTGATTTGGGTTTTTCCTCTTCTTCACCATCGCCAAATCCAAGAAAATCATCACCTAACTCATCCAAGGCGGCTTGAGGCTGCTGGGGGGTGGCGGTGGCGGCAGCAGCAGCAGGGGCAGCAGAGGCAGCGGGTTCTTCAGCAGCAGCCTCTTCAGCGGCTCCCTCTTCAGCAGTCGCCTCATCAACCTCCTCTTGCTCCTCCAGACGTTTCGTGCTCAGTCCTTCGAATGACTCAGGTGTGAGTGTTGAGAAGAGCGACAGAGCCGTCACAATCCTCTCCAAGCTTTGAACAGAGTCTACGCGGTACAGATGGAAGGTGTAATAAGGGAATTTGCCGAAGGCGGCAATGTCAATGCCAGGATTCTCGGTCTGTGTAAATTCACGCTGGACAGATGCATCTGACTGAATTTCAATAACCTCCGCAAGTTTTGACTGGAAGGCAAGAACACGATTGCGTGCAACCGACTCAGGAACATCAAACTCTTCCTTGTAATACTGCACAAGCTCAGCTAAGCTTCCTGCGCCTTGGATGCGACGAAGCTCAAGAATCCGACGTAGGAAAGTCATATCCCGCGCCGGTGTGACAAAGTTATTGACAGCCTTATAGCGGAGATACACCAGAGGATTCTGTTCCTTGATAGGGCTGCTCGTATCCTGGAAGAAGACCTTGAAATAAGGCAACAGAGTACGAAGTGAGCTACGTGTAAGAGGATTAGGATCATCCTTCTCGAGCCACAAGGCAAGCACCATGTAGGCGTCTTGTAGTTGGATGCGGCGGGGTGAGAAAAGGCTGAGAGGTTCTGCGGAGCGGGAGCGCTTAGGAGAAAGCTTAGGGGCGGCGGACTCAATAAAACGGAGGGAGGCGGCGAGGCCATCCATATCTTGGCGGGTGAGAGATCGGACTCCTTCAGGGGGCTGAACCGTGAGTTGTGAGCTGCCGTCCTCGTAGATATACCATGTCATATAGAACGTAGCATTCGTACCCTGCGTACCCATTCGAACCTTGGCAACAAGAGCATCCCCTTCAGGGCGAGGGGACTTCGTCTTCGCCCAGCCTTCCAATAGACTGGCGGGCTCAATTGACGGCTCAGGAATCAGGCCACGCACGTGAACTTTGCTGAGAGTCGATGCCTTCTTTGAGAAAAGACGCACATAGGGGATGATAGGCGAAACGCTGAGATCAAAGAAGAAGCTCTCAAGGTCAAAGGCTTCGTGACTGAGCGGAGCGGCGTCCCAGTTGAACCGGATGTACTTGACACTGGAGAACTTGACGGGATCGCCGCGGGTTGTGTTACCAGGCTTCCTCAAGGGCTCACCAACAGATTCTTCCATGCGGTCAAGAATGGCTAGGCGCTCAGTAAATGTCTTTACACGTGTCGGGGCAAACGCAAGAGCATCTGCAGGAAGGCTACCATCCTCGTGCTCGCGGGAACGCGTGGGAAAATACGGACGGATACAGCCATTCCACACAGCGGAGCTGAGGGGGCGGGGTCCTTGCGCAGCCGCTAAAACATCACGATAGAGGAAGAGGCGGAGTTTGATTGGCTCGGCTGCAGCCGATTTCTTGAACGCAGATTCAAGAAGGACATCGCCCTGAGGCACAAACGGGATATCGGTTGGCTCACCCTGCATTGTCGCAAAGCGAGAATCAGGACCTTTTTGCATTCGTGTAAGAGGGTCTGCAAGACCGAGCCCACGACCGACTGTGTACTGAATATGGAGCAACTCCTTCGTAATGGAATCTTCTCTCATCAAACATACATTGTCAGGATGATACTCTTCCTTACGTTCCGTCTGAATGTAAATCTGTGTAAGAAGATCATTGACTGTGTGAAAGGGATAGAGGGTTGTGATTGCAAGCACAATTCCTGCAGGAACCTGGATATCAAACACAAATCCAGGTTCTTTTAATGATTTAATATCTGGACGAAAAAGGCGACTTAGAAACGTCTCATATGTGGGTTCCGTCCCGTCCATCTGACCTAGCTTAGGATAGATCGGTTCCATCCTTCTTCGCATCATATGCGGGTGAGTCGGTTATGTTAAGACCGCAATAGGAGACCGGATGGCTCTTGAAGTCCTGGTAATGATAGATCTGAATCGCCTCCGCTTGCTTGAGAAGCCAGCCGAAGTTGTTCCAGAAATCGGGACCGTGACCTATCGTAGGTGTAATGACGTGAGCCATCTCGTGGAGTGCAACGAATACCATAACGTTTTCGTCCATTAAGGTTTCATTGCCGTTCTCGCGCTGTCGGAGACAGAGATAGACCTTCTCGCCTTTGTTAACACTGTAGCTGGTGTGTTGAGCATCGGGAGTAGATTCAGCAAACCGTGCGGGATCAGGAATGAAATTATTCACCCACTGCTTCACTTGAGGCTTGTCGGGGAACTTGTCCTGGGTGTAGGCGTAGAGGCGCTGGATCTTCTGGCGGACACGAGCGAGGAGATCCGCGGCGGCTTGCTTATCTGGAAGGTCACGCACGCGGTAGGTGCGATTATCAACGCTGCTTTGCACATCCACCAATGGATACTGGTTCTGGCCGGCAAGTGAGGTTTGCAGATAAGAGGTTGCGCGACCTAGGAGCGCAGACAGGTCGCTCATCTGATGGTTAGTGTTAGAAGAGGATGGTATTCCCTTTTAACATCTGTTGGCCGATCTACGCAGCTTAGACGGATTTAGGCAATCATGTTTTTTAGTCATAAGTCTAACCCACACCGTAGGAAGCGGGGGGTTGGAGGGTAAGCGAAGAAATAGCGGGCAGCCCCCTCCAGCGAGTGTCACTGATTGCGTATGCTTGCTTATGAAATCTCCAGGTCGCGACGGTTGGTATCAGGCGCGATCGTGCTCTGGTTGAACACGCTGACCGCCACCTGCGGGTTGGCCGGCTCGGAGCGGAGCTGCCAGTTAGCATTGCGGAGGCTCTGGCCAACCGTGTTGACGCCCACCAGGGCGCCAGCGCTCAGGAAGTTCTTGCCCTTGAGGCTGCCAGTGCCCATCGGGTTCTGCTGCGCCCAAACGGAGTCGGCATCCTTGGGGAGAAGCTCACCAGGGGTCAGCTGATCACGCGGGTAGCAGCCGGCCGGCGCCTCAGCGCCGCTGAAGGCAGCCGGTCCCGTAACATCCTCGATATCTGCGAAGCCCTCGTTGCCACTCGCATCCTTATCCTTGAAGCCGGCTGTTTGCATATCCGCGAATCCAGGCTGAGAGGCGGTATTAGGGTTCTTCTTCGCCTTTTCCTCCTGTGAAGAGCCAGGCACCTCCATGCCGCCAGCCTCCGCCTCACCACCACTGCCAGGGAGATTTATATCATTAAACCCATCGGCCTGCTTCAGGAAGTCAAACATACTGGGATTTACAACATACACCATGGCTCCAATCAGGGCAATAACAGCAAGTGTTAACACGATAGACCGAACATCACTAGTGGCCATTTGTGCTTCTGAAAGAGTGGTAGGCAATATTTTTCAGGGGGTCAAGCATCGCCGGTGCGATCAATCATCATCGGACTCATTCTCCCCGTCGGACTCCTCCCAGTCGGTATCCTCCTCCAGACAAAATTCTTGGATGTAGTCCTGGGTCATCCGTTCTGCAGTAAAGAGCGCCCGGGCAGCACGAAGACGCGCCTTCATCACCTTCGCCTTTTGAATCTGTCTAGGATCCTCTAAGGACTCGGTCGCCGTGGGGGCAGCCGGTGCCACAGCGGCAGCTGGCGGAGCCACAACAGCCGGTTCCTCTTCGCCGAAATCGATTGCAACCGGTGGGGTGGGAACAGATTCAACAATCGTAAACTCAACCATGAAGACATCCTTTGAAATGAGTAAACGTTGGGCTACCCATGTAATACGGCCGTCAAAGTCTGCCGGTATGGCGTCAAGAGACACACGAACCTTCCCTACAAGCCATGCCTCCGTAATGGGTTTAGTAAACCAGCCCACCGTTTGTTTCAGAACACACTCTGTCAAACTAGGAATACAGTCCGTTTGAAGAGTGGCAGGCAGCGGCTGGCCGGTCTCAACCTCTGCAGTCAGCCGGAGGCCATCGACTATCGCAGATTCGTAGACCTTTTTGGCCGAGTCATAGCGGGGCTTTGATAAGCGCATTCTGGAGGTGTGCGTGGTTCAGAGTATAGGAAGTCTAGCGCGGCTCAACAGAATGACTTCAAGCTCCTCCGGTGTACCTGTTTGGGTTGAAAAACTACTCGATCGAGGAGTTCAGCTCCTTCAGAATGAAACACTGAGGCGGAAGGTTCAAATTCAGCTTCTTGATCCTCTTGTTCAGTACATTCTGGAACGGATGTTTCCTTATTTGATTCTAGTCGGTGTTGTATTCGGACTGATGATTTTGATGAGCGCAAGCATTCTTGTGCTTCTCGTTGTAAAAGGGGATGTGGTATCAACGGCTGCTGCGGCTTCGGCTGCGACGGCCGTAAGAGCTATATAGATAGATGTCTAGCCTTGATACTCATTCACTCGCTGAGATGGTTCGGAGTTGGGTTCATTTTGATAATCTTTCAGCCACATTCGCACGTCAAGCTCAGCAAGCACGCACAGCGCGCGCCCGGTGGGAGGCGCAGATCATTGAGAACCTCCGCGCAAGTCGGATGACCAACGCCATCCTTCAAATTGCGGGCGGACGTCTCACCGTTCACGAAGAGAAACATGCGCAACCTCTTACACTCCAGCGCCTAGAAAGCTTGCTGCATGAATTCTATGCCCAGCGGCCTGTCGGGAGTGACGATGAAACCGTGGCGATTCTGGCCTTTATCAAGACACATCGATCGCACACACTCGAAACTCGGCTGAAAAAAAGTTGATCGCTGGCGGGGGCGGCAAAGGGAAAGTCCCTGTCAGAGTAGCTTCTGTGTGCGCTGACGATGAATGCATACTATCGCTTGAGTTCACGCGACTTTGACGTCTGGTTCAACCAGACAATCTGGATCAATGACTACAAGCAGGAAGCTCGTAAGTATTCTATTTACGACTTTGCTGACGAGTTGACGCGGTGGATGCGAAAGAAGGGATACAAGATGGATAGTCGCTGGGACACAGGTCGGACAGTCGTCGCAAACTGGCTTTACCGTCTTTCCATTCGTGTGAAGGTTGGAGCTCAGCCTCAACTGAAATGCAACGCCATCATTGGATCGATCATTCACAGGAACTATATGGAAGATCTCCATCGGTTTAACACAGTCGTCGGAAGCACGGGGATTGAAGAGTTTATGGAGATGTGGTCGCTTAATGAGGAGTTCAGCCCGGAGCTCCCTCTCGGACAAGCGGTTCAGAACGAACTCGAGAGTCTCCTATGGAGTTATCTCGACTTGGATGAGTCTGAGCAGGGTGCTATTGTATTGGAGTTGATGGAGCAGGATCACTCGGATGAGGAAGGTGTTCCTACTGCACGCCGCGTAGATGACTATATTCAGGATGCTGCAGAAGGATATCACGGCGGCGCAGGGTACAAGGTGTAAGATAGAGTGTGTGCGGATTTATTTACTTTTCTCAGTTGGAAAACCATAATCTAACCAGCCGGCAACAGGAACACCATGTACAGGTGAAATACCGTATCCATATTTTATTGCAGTTACATTATAACCAAGTAGTTTTAATAAGACTAACACTTGACTACTTGTATGACCAACATAGCAAATCAAAAAGATATGTTTATTTTTTGGAAGGCGTTTCAGATTTTTGTCATCGAGTACTGATAACCAGAAAATATTTTTTGCACCTTTGATATGCATCTTTTTAAAAGAGTCTTCATCTCTCAAATCAACCAGGAAATAGTCTTTCTTTTTCATAAAAAAATTTTCATAAAAGTCGAGTGGAGTTATATAATTCCAGTCGTCTTTTGTACTGACAAGAAAATCTCTTAAAAACGTATTCATTCTATTTATATTAGTTTAGGAACTATTCCACTTCCCTGTGTTAAAGGGAAGTACGCCCATGTGATCGGCCTCTGAGCGGAAGACGGCAACCTTTTTGTCGAAGTCAAGAGACGCCGGTGACTTCGGGATGGAGGCAACACGATCCTCGTCGTGCTTTGATTGGTCAGGCTTCTGGCCATAGCAGGTGACACCGAAACGAAGCTCGGGGTTATCAAAGAATCCGCCATTCATGCCGGGGTTTCCACACGACATGCGTTGATCCTCGGAACCGGCCTGTGCCTTCTCCCATGTCTCCTTCTGCGTCGGGTAGACCGCCATCTGTCCCTTTACCCATCCATAGTTGCACCAATCGGCACCCTTGCCCCAGGCCTCCTTCACTTGTTCGTAGGTCGCCAGCTCAGCGCCGAGCGCCTTGCAGAGCGGCTCAGCATCATTGTATGTGAACTTATTGGCGGAGACAGAGAAGACCTCGCGTCCCGATGTGGGAAGAATCTTGTTTACGAGATCCTGTGACTCCTGGGCGGAGGCAGGGTCAGGTGTAGAATGTGTAACAGGGGTTGTTGGAGCTGTGGCCGCCTTTGCACCCGCGGCGGGAGATCCTGCGGGAGGAGGTGGCGCCGGCGGATTGAAATAGCCGCTGAGTGTATCCATTGAGCGATTCCAAGCGTCTTGGATTTCATTCTTATAGGTCACCATGAGTCCTATAAAGACAGCTAGAAGGATAGCAAAGATACCATAGCCAAGATAGCCTGACGGCATCGACGGCATAGAAGGCATCGAAGGCATCACAGAGTTCTTCTTCACAGCATTCATCACGTTTGTCTGCACGTTCTTAACCATTGAATTCAATGGCATAAGACTATTGACAAGTGCATTGTTCTTGCCTGCCGTGTTCATCTGGTTAGATGGGGGAAAGTCCTTTTTACGACTTGTTCAGCAAGGTGTAAAAAGGGTTTGTATATGGTATCTCTTAGACGCCTGACTCCGGCCGCGTGCGATTACCACCGCGTGTGTTGATCAGCTCGCGCTGGTCAGGCGTGGTGCAAACGCAGCCGCCGTCGCAGCTGTAGCTCGAGTCGCAGCACTCAGGCTTGCACTGGTTATTCTTGAAAATGAAGAGGTTGTCCTCCCCCAGCTCGACCTTGGGGCCACGGAGAGGCTCATTCGGGGCGGTGCCGCGCCACTTGCTATCCGTGCCCGTCTCCAGAACGATTCCATCAAACGCGCCGATCTTCTCATACTTGTCCTTGGCACCTGCAGCGCCAGGGCCATAGTTGGAGAAGCCTTCACCCTCAGAGCGGCCGCCACGGAAGGTATCCTTGCGATTAGCCATGTGGCCAACAAAACCCTCGCCCGTCGCCAGGAATGCCGGAGACGCCGTAGACATCATAAGAACATTCGCCAGGATCAAGAGAAGTAAAGCAGCAATTAAGAACATCGTACGCTTCATCATTTCTATAAAGACCTACGAAAGAAGCTTGGCTGTATAGTCATAGGTTTCGTGAATCCTATCTGCGCCAATTTCAGTGAAATCCCGCACTAGATACCTACCCTCAGATGACCAGATTGCAAACATACCTGAATCTGTAATGAGCTGCCATCCATCATTTACCTGTGAATAGACCTCCGATATGTGTTCCCATGTCGATTTTTCAGATATCCAAATCCAAGTGGATGCATTGGGGCCAGCTAATGGCTGAGATTCAGATGTGTCATGATATACTCCAAGAACACGCGTCCAGACTCCAGGAGAGACCTGGATTCGATCACCGAGATGTACATCACGAATTTGGATGGTTCCATGAGTTTCCTCATATAAAACTGTATCGGGACCAAGAAGTCCACGACCACCCTGTGGTAAATGCACGCGTGTTGTCTTTGGATTCAAGAGTTTATAGATCATCGTATCCCAATCATGATCAATCTTTGACGAGTCGGAAACAGGTAATTCCTCCCAGTCACGGAGGAGAAGCTGAGCGCTAGCGTCAAGTCCGCGACACATCCATGTGCGATCCGTAGTATTCAGGCAGAAGAGCTCGGCCGGCGTATCCGTTGGGGTAGCCCCTGCACATTCGCCCGCCGGTCGCCAGGCATTCTCGTACCAGACCAAATGTGAAACGGAAAGAACAACTCCATTCAGCCGTACACACTGTGTCTCGGGTCCTGTTACAACACGCAGAACTCCCTCCACGCGACCTGAGTGTAGAGGATCTCCTGGTTTCAGTTCGTTAACTTTCTTCCATCCATCTGCCGTCTTCACTTCCGTATCGGGCGCAACACAGAACGACCCTGCCATACCTGATACGTTTGCGCCATAGACCGTTGTTGAAATAACACCAATTGCAGTTAAAACAACAGGAATGACCGGCCACATTACGAACCATAAAATAATAACGAGAGCCACGAGGATCACAAGAATCGCAATACAAACTTGAATAATAAATCCAATTGTGTTTTGAATGCCTTGAAAACTCGCCATACCTGCGAAGAGAGTGGCAATGACGATACCAAATACACGCTCCATTGCGTCATGAATGCGTCCAAAAATGCGGATCCCCTGGTACATTGCAGTCATTGATTTTTTCCACAAAGCTCCAATAATTGTATTCAAGGGACCAAAGAGGGAGGCGGCGGAGGCTCGCAAAGTATTCATAGAATTTGCAATAGGCCCTGTGGCTTCCACTTGCTCACCGAAGACGGCAAGCATGGGGCCTGTAAAGACAGACAAAGACGCTTTCATGAGCCCACGCATGCAAAACATAAAGTTATCTGAGGCAAAATTCGGGTCAGGTTTCGTCGGGATCATATTAGCAATCATCATTACAAGAGGTTCGCACCGACGATCATTCCAATCTCTTCGTATCTCTGCCAATTGCACAGATGCCAGAAGATATGCAAAACAACCTATTAAGAGAAGAGTTACGGCTATTAAGGGCACCGCCTCTAGCATTCTGTTAGTGCTTGCGTGTATGACAACTCTGCTTCAGGCGAATGAACCTCAACATAATCGCGCAACATAAGGCCGGTAGATGTCTCAAAGCATGCCGAAGGCGACACAACAAAACTGTAAAAGATACGGAGGCCTGTTTTCAAAGGAGCAAGTTCGCACGCACGGCGCCATTTAACTAGCGACTCATCCCAGACAAGCTGTGCCTCGCCAAGACGAACACCATCGATATCAACCCACTCCGCCACTTCTTTTTTTACAATCCCAACAACACGTCCTAGAGTGAGGCGATCGCCGAGACGAATGGCTGATGCCGGTATATCTGTAGTAGGAGTCTTAATCAAGGTATTTGCACCGACTGCGGTTGTGTAAGAGGTGGGCATCTTTGCCCCTTTTGCGGCAGAGCTAGCTCCATTAATTCTCTCTGACACCCAGTCCATTGTCGCACGATCACCGGCGGAGGTCTCATCATAATCACAGAACTCATACCCGCCGACTGTGAATGAATGTGTATCTGTATTCAGACAAATTAGTGGGCGACGCGTGCCACCGCTCCATGGCTTGGCCGGCTGAGAATCAGGATGTTCATCTGCGCGGATCCATTTATTGCTAGCCGATTTCACGTAGTGATTTGTGCTGACAAGAACAGCTTGATCTCCTTTACCGATCCTTACCATTGACTGTCCATCCGCTGCGAACTTGAATGTGGAGGTTACACGGGCTCCTGTTGCAGCAAACAAATCGCCAATACACACTTCACGGATAGGAACTGTGCCACGTGTTAAAACAACCGGAGTATCAGGGTCAAAACAGAATGTGTCAAGAAATGTGAATAAAAACGTATTGCCTAAATTATTAACTGCTTGAATTCCTGCCATCCCCATGAAGAGGATTGAGTAGACTGTACCAAAGACACGTCCCATTAAGTACTTCATGCGAATCGCGGCCATTTGAATCCGGAAAAAAAGCTGTTTGAACCTCTCTCCAAATTCGCGGAATGTTTGGCTGACGGTACCGACAATTGTTGTGAACGTCATGCGAATAGAATTCAGACTGCTGAGAAGTGTCATGAGTGTATTGACGAAGACTTCAAGATAGCTGTAAAAAGGAGCTATGACCTCTTTTGCTTGAGAATCAAAGCCATTTTTAAGACAGAACTGAATATTATCAGCTGCAGAATGACCAAATGCATCTGCAAACATCATAATTTCAGGGCGGCAGCGATACTCTTCCCAGTTTGCGCGTACAGTTTGATAGTCAAACACTTTGGGTATAGTTAGAAACATACACAGAAAGAATGCTGTAAGAAGGATGAAGCCCAGCATTTACTGGTGGAGCCGATTAGTGTTTCTGGAGGCGAACCCAGTTACGATCCGCAGCAAAGACGGCGGATGCTTGGGGGGCACGTGAGACCGCAAGTTTGGCGACCGCGTTGAGTCTGTGATAGACAGTGCTGCGACCATCGACGGCGATGGCGCGGGCGAGGGCGGCACGGCGGTTCATCCCAGGCAACTTGTAGCTGTATCCGTATTTGCTAAGTTGACCCTTGCGGAGGGGACCGATGATCTGAGAGCCTTGCCTCCCCAGGCCTTGCCTCCCCAGGCCCGAGGATGCAGGGCCCGAGGATGCAGGTCCATGGCCAGGCTGTCCAACATTCTTGATACAGCCGGCCGGGACAGCGATCGTCTTCTTCTTCGGGTGAACTATGATGGTACGACCCGACGGAGTGTGCTTCATATACCCTTCGCGCTTCACCTTCGACGTGAGACGACGGACATAGGATGTGCGTGAAATCTGACCAGGAGGACAGTGAACGGCGCGACGAGTCTTAGGACGAGCCTGCGGGATACACGCAGCGGAGACGCGGATGCCATTTGTACGGGTGTACGCGCGACGTCTAGTCGTCCCAGGTTTGCATTGTTTCGTCTTCGTCTGTGTCTTCGGTTTCAGCCGCAGGTACTCCATCTGTTGAGGTAGATGCATTTTTCTGGAGATTCTCCATGTGATCACTGTTAATTACAGTAGGATAGGTCTCAAACATCATGATTGTCCAGTTCTTACAGTTCACTCTAGCTTCATCTGAAAGTGTTGAAGGGTCTCCGATTATTTGAAAAAGAGGTTCAAGTTCTTTTGAATTTGTTGTAGACGGTACACGATCAAAATAGTCTTGAATTTCGTTGGAGAGAGTTTCAAACTTCTCTAATAATTTAACTAAATCACCCCCCGTTTTCATATGAACTGTATCCTTAACGAGCGACCCGTGAAGATCAAAGAGGGACTTTAGGATCTCCTCTTCAGTGGGTACACTCATCTACCGACGTCTACGAAGCTTTATGGCAAGAAGTCCGAGAAGGCCGCCTGCGATAAGAGCAAGGAGATAGATCTGGTTGCCGCCGGTGCTGCCAGTGCCGCTGCTACGCCAGCGCCCGCCGCCGCCGCCCCGGAAGGATTCGTGTGTTGGTTGATTTGAATCAAACTGAGAATCGACTTGGGATTGAACATTCAACGTCTTCGCCTTGAGCATGATCGACGAAGGGGATTTAGGATCCTTGTAAGAGGAGGGGGTGCCTCCGCCTGCGCTCACAACAGGAACTGATGTATCAATTGGTTGCGGGGACGGAAGTGTTGATGACATATCTGCTGCGGTATCCTTTAAAAAAGCAAAGCGCTAGAGACCTCAGATGTCTCAGCCTTCTCGTCGTCGTCCACCGCCGCCGCCTCCTGAGGAACCGGCAATCCCAATTGAGCCAGCGATTGCCCGTGCTCGGTCTGCACTGATCAAGGCGGCGATTGTGACTCTGCGCAAGGCCAAGGAAGATGGAAAGTCGCGTGCGGAGATGGAGGAAGCAGTCCCGGAGTTTGCTCGTGATTATGCCAAGCTGTTTTCTATGCTGGCTGACCATGGTGAGTTTGATAATCCGTCTCTGCGTACAATGTTGGCTATGCTTGATCGGATGGGATCGGGCGAGATGTCTCAGCACCAGGCGTCCGTTGTGGTTGGACAGCGGTTACACGATGTCTTTATAAAACCGGTAGTTGCTAACTTACCGCAAGGAACGCCTGCATCGCAGTAAACAAACCCATCAGAATCAGTAGCAAGAATAGAATGAGGACGACTTACGTGGTCATTCTAGTCACCATCCTTTTGATCGGGATTGTTATCCTTGTCAAAAAGAATTTATATGATGTTCCGCATTTTATACCGAGAACAAAAACAAATACCCCTACGGAAATAAACGGAGTGCCACTCGTTATTTATCAGAGTTGGAGCGACCGTTCTCTTCCGAAAGGAATGCGTGAAAATGTATTTAATATACTGAAAAATAACCCAGAGTTTGATTATTTTTTATATTCTGATGATGAGTGCCGAGCCTTTATCGAACAATTCTATGACCCTGAGGTTGTCTGGGCATTTGATTCTCTGATACCAGGGGCATACAAGTCTGATCTATGGCGGTACTGCGTACTCTACAAGATGGGAGGTGTCTATATGGATATTAAATGCGTGCCGCGTATTCCTCTTGTAAAGTTAATGGAAAAGCAGCCAATTGTATTTGTAAAAGACTATATTAACAAGGGTCTCAAAGAATGTATATGGAATGGATTTATGATTGCACCTCCAGGAGTTGAATTTTTCATGGAGTGTATTAATGAAATTGTCGAGAACTGTAAGAATAAGGATTATAGGAGGAATACTCTGGATATAACAGGCCCTTGTTTACTTGGCAGAGTTGTCAAGATCTATGCCCCCACAGAGTTTACGAAATACAATGCACTCGTTCTTTCAGGAGATCATATCTATTATAATTCTGATATTGCATTTGATGTGAAGTATCCCACATATCGGGAAGAGCAAAAGAAGTTTCAAAAAACAGCTTACTACAGTGATTTATATCATAGGCGGGAAGTGTTTGCATAAATCCTATGCCCATGTCTTAGTCCAGTAGGTTGCTGTGTAAGAGGAGGGGTGTGCTCGTTTCATACGGGCAGTCAGGGCTTGCAATCCCGTCTCTGACTCGCTTTCGTGGAGTGCCTGTTGGCGATCATCCTGTTCAGTGATCCAGGAAATAGGATACAGGGTCTCTGGGCTAAGGATATGTATGCGAGAGATGCCTTGCCGCTCTTTATAGACATCCCGCAAGACAACAGGGCCTGTAAGTTCTTCAACGGACTGGGTCTTCTGTCTCCGCTGCGCCCGCTGCGCCCGCTGCGCCATTTCTTTTAACACCGCCAGCCAAAAGTATTGCCTGGGTGTGCTAATCATGAGAGCGTTTGGAACTGTGTGGCTCATCCAGGGACTCAGAGTAAACCGCAGACTTCCTAGAAGAATATCAGCACGTCCATCATACTGTGTTAAAAGGGGTTCAAGGGATCGCAGAGCTTCAAAATCCATGTCGGCATACACTCCTCCGAACTGGTAAAGATAGCAATAGCGCACCGCATCTGCGCGACAAATCTCTTTCTCATATGAATCATACGTAGGCAAGAACCACGCAAAGTGTTTTGCAACAAACGCTCGATTTGCCGCATCATCCCAGAAATCGTGGCGCCATGTAGGGTGATAACGCAGCCAGGAGGCGCGCCAGTAATGAAACCGTGGAGGAAGATCCGTGGTTGATTTCCATGTTTGCAAGAGTCTGCGGGGAAACGAAGGGGCAGGTGCCCCAGTTGGCTCTGTTTTATAAAAAGCAAGGATAACGCTAGCTAGGAGAAAACAGAAAAGAAGGATGAGTTGCTGAAAATACAGCAGGAATGTCGCTCCCACAGAGACAAGTGCCGCTGTATAGAGAGTGTCTCGGCTCACATCAGGTAAATCACAGAAGACGCACGGTTCACCTTGAATATCAGTATCGGCATCTTCAAAGACAACTAGATTAATGCGGTAGTGAAGATAAATCTTCAAGGCTGACACGCTTTGCAAGGCGCAAAACGTTCGGTCAAGATGGCTTTCAATCGGCAGCGTCGAGTCCAGCAAAACTCGCGCGCCCGCACGATTCACAAGATAGGCGCAGGTTCCCCAGAAGTCTTGCGGCGATCCCCAGCCAGGTCTAAGAGGGAGTACTGAGCCTCTGAGGTTGGCACTGAGCATCCAGACGGCAGCTTGCTGCGCGCCTGAGGGTGGCGTACCGATACGATCTAGGAGCCGCAGAAGATCTGCAGGCACCTCCACATCATCCTCTAACACAAGCGCATAGGACTCCTCTGGAAACTCCGTTAAGAACCGTTCCCATACTTGACGATGACTCAGTGTGCAGCCAATTGCTCCTGCGGAATTTATCTCGCCATGTCTACGTCGTGCTCCTTTAATCAAAATCCGAGCTCGTGTTTCCAGGGAGATACGAGTATCTGTGAGAGGGCTCAGAGTCTCTCCATCCACTGCAGAGACGCGAAGAATACGATCTTTGTACTCGGTGTAAAAGGGTTGTGATGACCACCGTGTCCATCGATCCTTTCGTCTGTCTAAATTTATACAGAAGAGAGGAAGTGTTTGTATGTTTACCATCTATAAATTAGATTCATTCTACAAGATATCAGGATGACGCAGAAGCACAAGGAACATTAAACGTTTTACACCACTCTTGACTCACGAGAAGTGACTCCTTGATTCGCTCCTCGATCGTCGACTTATCCAGATGAATTGTATCGTGAATAGACTGAATCTGTAGAGCTTCCTGGTATCGGATTTGCTCCTGTACAGCCGCAAGAAGAGCAGGTGCCCAGGCCTGTATCTGACCCGTTGGAGCATCAACCATTCGTGTAAGAGGGGATCTGGCGTGGGTTGTTGCTGCCGTTTGGAGATGTGCAATCCATGTCGATGAACATAGGTTAGATGCACCAAGATAACCAGACGCCAGGAAGTACCGCTCTGAATTGCAAGGACGGCTCGTGGCCGGTTTGTAAAGAGTGAAACGAGCGAAGAGAGCGGCTGTACCTAGGAATAAGTCCTGTGTGGCCTCGCTGTAAATATCAAAGAGTTTGATGATCATTGTTCCACCCGGGCGTAGACACTGGAGACCCATTATGAAGGACGCAAGTAAGAGTGGGAAGGCGTGAACCTCCTGCTTTGAATAATCGACACTGAAGTCAAATCCGCCATCTGCTGTAAAAAGAGCAGCTCCCTTTGGATCCTGTGACATAATACGACGAGTAAAGGCGGCCTGGTTCTGCGGAAGGAGAACATCACCGCTCTGATCATCGCCATACTCAAGCAAGACCTCAGGATTCTTGCGGAGAAATCCGATAGAGCGGCGCCAGCCAGGAATATGAGACTTCGTTGGCTTGAGTGTCATTGCAACTGATTTTACAGGAATGCCACGCTGCTTGGCCTGCTGGAGAGTACACTGGATAAACCCGCCTGGTCCTTCACAGACGTGGGCTGTGACGAGGGGTGTATTCACACCTGTCCAGAAGTCAAGAACATGAAGCATCTCCACCATCTTGAAGTAGGAACGGCTGAGAGGCTGCACAAGAGCAAGACTCGGAAAGGAGCGCTCTTCATTGCTCGAAAAAATGGCTTCATACGGATTTGTGATCTTCTTGCGAATCTCCCACTGCTCTTGTGACTCAAACCCAGTAATCAAATCCTTAGCGCGCAACACAGATGAATGCGCCTGTTCTTTCCATCCTTCCTGATGCAGCTTCAGGCGCGGGAGCGGTCGAGGAACAGAGATAAACTGTGCTAACTCCCAGGGTGGGTCTGTGGGTCGCGGCATAGTATTTCACCGGGGATGTGTCTTAGGCCTTGGGTTGGCTTGGCACCTTGGCACCTTGGCACCTTACTCAAGAACAACCATCTCTACATCCTCCTCGTCCTCGTTGATAGTAGACGCCTTCGGCAGAGTCATATTCATCCGCAGACGCGCCGGCGAGCAGAGATCCGTGGTGTTCTCGTGAAGCTCAGACTCCACCTCATCCTGTGTAAGCGCGCTCTCGTCTTCCTCATCCTCCGCAGCAGGGATGGCCGGCAATCCCTTCTGGAGACGCAGGAGTGCTGCCTCGTCCATCAGAATATCGCTGAACGCCGTGCCGCCACGGATCGGCTGACCCGTCATAATGTTCGCAGATACACCCGTGATCGGGTCAATCTCGCCAAACACAGCCGCCTTCAGCAAGATACCCTCGGTCTCCTCGAAGCTCGCCTTCGCAAGGGGTCCAATATCATTCTTGTTGATGCCATAGCGGTCAACAGACATCATACGGCCAGCACGCGTCATCACATCAACGAGCAGACCCAGGTGGCGGTAGTTGATCTGACCCTCCTCGAACAGCGTCTGGATCTCATTGAAGAGGATCTGGCGAGTCGCCTCCACACCCAGAGTCGCGTAGATGTCATAGCAGTGAGTGCTGAACACGCGGGTCGCATCCACCGCGGGGTGGTTGAGCACCTCCTGGAAGTTGCTACCGTCCGTGTCCAGAATATACTCCTCCTTCGGCTTGTACTTGCCCTCGACGGGGTCAAAGGCAAAGCGCTCGCTGCCCTTGCGGAATGTCACGGCCTTGATACCAGGGACGCCGCGGATGATCACTGCATTGAGAAGCTTCGACTGGAACTTCTTGTAGCTCGTCAAGTCGTCCAGGCTGCCAGGGTCGGTCTTCGTCGCCTTCTCTGTGGGGAGGCGGATGCGCATCACCAGCTTCTGACTGTTAAAGTCGGAGTAGACCGCGTGGATATCATCCTCAAAGCGGCGGCGGAGGACGAACAGGATATCATCCATCGTGATGTTCTTGTCAAACATCCGCTGCCTATCGAGCTCCAGGCGAAGGAGCCACTTGCTCCAGGGCTCTTGCGAAGCACTGGCCTCTGCCCCCGCACCAGGCTCAGGCGCATCGAACAGGCTGTAGAAGGCGAGGAGTTCACGATCCTCCTTTAGCACGGTTTCGCTATCCTTCGGATCGAAGTAGATCGCCACCTTCGTCGTCATATCCCGCAGCAGCGTCAAGCCGAGCTCCTGCGCAACCTCGCGAGCCTTGACCTTCGAGTTCGCATACTCGGGCTTCAGGTGAATCGTGAGAGACTTCGCCTTCGGGTTCTTCATCACCTTCAGCAGCTCCTTCAGACGAGGAACACCTCGGGTTACGTTTGACTTGCTAGACACACCTGCCAAGTGGAAGGTGTTGAGCGTCATCTGAGTCGACGGCTCGCCAATGCTCTGGGCGGCAATAACACCCACCTGCTCACCAGGCTGACTCCACGCCTGCCAGTTCTTTGTCACAAGAAGCTCGCATAGCGTATCAAAGGCGATTTCCGTGAAGCGGTCACGCACAATGAGCTTGCCTGGCGACAGGTGGAAGCGCAGCAGAGTCGCCCACATGCGGTGGAAGCGCTGCGTCTTCTCCAGGACTGCCTCGATGCCGGCCAGAACGCGTGTCGGCGTCAGACTCGTCCTCTGGGCGGGGTCAAGAGCAAACTTCATGCGGATGTTGACGAGAGCGCGCTCCAGATTGACCGCCGCATAGACATTGCCCTGAGCGCCTGAGCGGAACATCCCCTCGACGAACATCTTGCGATCCACCTTGACCTGAGCAGCGAAGGCAGCAAGTGCAGCCGTCTCCGCCGCAACGTCGCGGCCGGCTGCCGCTCCCACGCCCTCGGCCAGAACGGGCGCGAGATCAATGCCGACAAGACCAAAGTCGCGGTCAATCTCCTCGTCACTGAGGCCGCCAAGAGCGAGACCTTGGCTCTCAATCTTCGTGCTGTTGATACCATCCTCGCCATAATGGAACTGGAGGATGTTCATGTTCGCATCACGAACCGTCCCATCGTTCTGCACGACGAGATCCTCCATCGCCTTCACGAGCTGGCGCTGAATATATCCAGTATCTGCGGTGTCGCGAACTTGCAGACCATTTGCGAGGCCGAAGTTGAATGTGCTAGGAACAGTCAGATCATACACCTTGGGATGCGCGCTCGCATCTAGAACCTGGATGTCCGTGATCTCATCCAGAACACAATCATTCTGCTGGGCGAAGTTGCGGTGCTTATCCGACGCCTCGATGACAGCCAGCTTAGCCTGCTTGGCCTCATCAATCAGAGACACCTTCTGTGCAAAGAGAGATGCCCACTGTGCGCGGATAGACAGCCGGTGAATGGGCGCAATAACAGGAGTCGCCACATTATTCGACTTGAGAATCGACTGTGAGACCTTGCCAAAGATGCCTAGGCGAGTGCAAAGCATACTGATACCATCAATGAGAGCGGCCGATGCGGAGCTGGCCTCGACTGAGTTCTTTGACACAGTTCCATCACCCGAGAAGTAACCATTGAGAAGTGCGATCACAAACTCATCGGGTGCGGCAAACGCCTCTGCAGGGACAAACTTGTGCTCTGCACCGTGGCCTACGAAGGATGTAAGAAAGGTGGCGAGGAGCGTTGAGAAGCCACGTACACACGAGGACACACCACCCGCCTCGTTCAACTTGATCGTCTCAGAGTGAGAGACACCCTGTGCCGCAAACCAGCTCTTTGCAAACTCAAGGATCGTCTCATTGTTATTTGTAATCTGAACATAGCCACTCTTGATATCCGCATTGCCGTCTGAGAGGAAGAGGCCGAGGAAGATACCATTATCCTTTGACATGGTAAACTGGTCAGGGATGAGAGCGTGCTCACGGTTGGTCGTGAACGGATAGACGTATCCAGGGAGAATGTTAGAAGTATTGGAGCGAACGAGTGCGCGCTGAAGCTTTGCCTTATCAGTGTAAGGAAGAGTGAAGGTGGTGCCGTTGTTAGCCTCCCACCAGCCAGCCGGGATCTTTGAGCGTCCCTCCATTGCCTTTATCATCGCCTCAGCCGCCTTGACGAAGTCCGTGCCATAGAGATAGTCCTTCTTCGGAAGATGGAGGCTCATGTCCACAGAGGTGACGGTGGCCGCCGGAGCGGGAAGGCGTGCAGTGACAGGCACGAAATCGCCCTCTCGTACATCAGGGAGCGACTTCTTCTCGAACTTGGCAGTTGCAGAGTCCCAGACAAGGAGAGACTGTGCCTCCGTAACTGTGACGGACTTGCCTGCCAGAGTCTGAATGCGGTAGAGCCGCTCACCGGGATCGTGACGAGTGATAGCCGCAATTGCGCCCCACGTCACACGGCCATCCGCATCCGTAGTCGGGATTGAAGCTGGCTGCATCAGATGGAGCATCTCAAGATGGCGCTCCTCGAAATGCTCAACCTCGCTGGAGCGAGAGGCCAGCTGAGCATCAATCCACTCACCGATAGCAACCGTCTTCGGCTGATCACCATCAAGAATGACAATCTGCGTATCGCCTGTAACGGACTTCACTGCTGTATCAATCAGACCTTCACGGCCTGACATCGCGTGGAAGAAGAACTCTGTCGGGGTCAGGCCACCGATAAACGAGTTCTCAATGAACCCGCGAGCCTCTGCGCCGTCATCGTACTTCTTGAAGTGCGGCAGAGTGCGATCCTCAAAGCCGTACGGGATACGCTTGCCCTCAATGTTCTGCTGCCCCACACACGCAATCATCTGCGCAATGTTGATGGGGCCGCCCTTGGAACCAGCGCGAACCATCGCCGTCATACGGTTCTCAGCGCTCAACGACGCCTGGCCGATCTCGCCTGCCAGCTCCGTCGCCTTGTTGAGGATGCCGAACACCTTGTCCTCCAGTTCGTCGCGGTTTGACTTACCCGTGTTGTTGTCAAAGAGATCCTGGTGAATCTGAAGAAGCAGCGCCTCGATCTCCGTCTTGCGCGCCTGGATCTTCTTGTCCATCTCCTCCTTCGTCGACTGGTCGGCAATCAAGTCGCTGATGCCAACGGAGAAGCCGTTGTACACGAGGAACTGCTCGATCGTGTTCTGGAGACTGTCGATGAGATCCGTCGTCTGCTTGCTGCCGTAGTCATTGTAGGTCATGTGGATGATACCACGACTGGCCTTGCTGAAGATGCTCTTGTCAATCTGCCCCTCTAACACCTGTCCATCACGGATCACGACCTTCTTCTTGGATGAGTTGGCCATGTCCATATGGATGGGAGGAAGGAGCTGGCTGATGACCTGCCGACCCGACCAGCGGCCTTCAACGCTGTGGTTCGGCTGCGGCACCGTGCCGTCGAAGCGCCGGTTCCACATTGTCAGATTCATGAACTCACGGCGATTGAAGTTCACGTGATCGCGTGTGAGGCGGTAGCTGCCTACGAGTGTGTCCTGCACAATGCCGATAACGGGCAGACCATCGCGGGGGCGGAGAATCTGGTGCGGAACAGCTGCGATCTCCTCCAGCTCCGTCGCCGCCTCATAGCTCTGCGGGCAGTGCATGTTCATCTCATCGCCGTCGAAATCTGCGTTATACGGCGCCGTCACGGATACGTTGAGACGGAAGGTCTTGTACGGGAGAACCTTGACACGATGTCCCATCATCGACATGCGGTGGAGAGTCGGCTGACGGTTGAAGAGGACGATATCCCCATCCATCAGGTGACGATTCACAACGTCGCCGATGTGGAGAACAACCTCCTTCGTATTCACGTGGCGCAGACTGATAATGCGGCCATCAGGGCGACGGATCGTCTTCGCACCCGGGAACTTCAGAGGACCATTCTGGATGAACTTGTAGAGCTTGTCGCGGTTGAAGCGAGTGACGCGCTCAGGGCGAGTCAGATTCATCGCGATCTTCTCAGGAACACCCAGCTCCGTGATTGAGATGTTCGGATCAGGCGTGATGACGGAGCGAGCAGAGAACTCCACGCGCTTGCCCTGGATGTTGTAGCGGATACGACCCTCCTTCGAGCCCAGACGCTGCTGGATCGACTTGAGAGGGCGGCCGTTGCGCTGCGCGGAGGGCGCCACGCCAGGGATCTGGTTGTCCACGAGAGTGGCGACGTGGTACTGGAGAACGTTCGTCCACTCATCAATGACCGACTTGGCGGCGTTGGCGTCGATGCGAGGCTGGAGATACGTGTTGTTTGTCTTGATGATCTCCGCCAGCTTGTGGGTCAGATCATCCTCTGAGCGCTGGTTATTGTCTGTGATGACAGAGGGGCGAACCTGGGGCGGCGGGATGGCCAGCACTGTGCAGATCATCCAGTCAGGGCGGCACCAGAAGCGGCTGAGTCCCATGAAGTCCACGTCCTCATCTGTGATACGGCGGAAGAGACGGAGAACGTACTCCACCTCGAGCGGCTGCTTCTGCTTCACTGCCGTCTCCTTATCGCCTACGCCTTCCACATCATCCCACTCCGCCACAATACGAGCAATGCCCTCGCGGACGAAACGATTCGGCTTGCGGGCGCCGCAGCCATCCTCCGTCTCCTGGCCGCAGCGGCGAATCTCCTTACACGCCGTGAGAACATCACGCCACCGTGCCTCCCCGCGGCGCTTAAGGAAATGCTTGCGATACTCCTTGTCGATCATGAGCTTCGAGCAACGGATGCAGACACAGGAGAGAACGTTCAGGATAAACGGGAAGAACTGGATGTAGTACACGGGGCGAGCGAGGCGAAAGTGGCCGAAGTGACCAGGACACTTGTGGTTCGTCTGACCACAGCTGCGGCACTCCTTGCCTGAATCGAGGACACCCATGCGAGGATCGAACAGGCCGCCGATCTTCGGCTCATTGCCCTCGAACGTGCCGGCATTCGTAATCTCGACCACGGAGCGTCGCTCGATTTCATCGGGCGAATGGACGGAGATCTGAATGCCCACAATGGGTTCGATGGAAGAGTTGGGAAGATAGAACCCACTCGGCATGCTTTCTAGAAAGAGACGTGTCTTTCTAAGCCGGCGCTGGACTCAACTTTAGAAAGCCTTTAGGCTGGTGTTAAAAAAGTTGAGTGCTTCGCCGCCGCCCTTTGACAAGTCCCTGCGATGTCCGTCCTCCGCCTTTGTCCGTCTTCGTCGACTGCCGAGTTCTACACGGCTGGAACTATCACTGGTGCGGCCGCTGACAATGCCGGCTTCGACCTGTTTGTTCCTGAGAACTGCGTGATTCCGCCTGGTGAGATGAAGTTTGTGTCAATGGATCTGAAGGCGGTGGTGTCTGAGGGCGGTCAGGCGGCTCATTACTGGCTCGTGCCTCGGTCGTCGATTAGCAAGACCGGTCTCGTGCTTGCGAATTCGATTGGTGTGATCGACCGCTCGTATCGCGGAAGCCTGATGGGTGCCTTCTGGAATATGACAACGCATGATGTGCCCCTGACCCGTGGCCAGCGCCTCCTTCAGATTGTGTCACGGGACATGACTTCGTTTAGCGCTGTGGAGATCGTAGGTACCGCCGAGGAGCTGGGTGTCACGGCGCGGGGGGAGGGGGGGTTCGGCTCGAGTGGACTGTGAGATACATGATATGCAAGTAAGTCTTTATCAAAGTAGAGGACATTTATTTGATTTATAATACTAAGAATAAAATAACCATTGTTACATAGAGCAAGGTACATTACTGATGTAAATCCATTGATTAAGTCTGTATCTGTAGTCCATGTTTTTAAATAGATCATAAGTAAAATCATACATGTTAAAAAAAGTACAGAGATTATTCTGGTAATAAGTTTGTCATGAGAAACTTCCAATGTATTAGTCTTTTTATCAAAAGGAATATATGATTCTTTTTCTGGTAAAATATTTAATAATTTAAGTATATAGTGAAAAAATCCATTGAGTTCGAAACAAGGTAGCTCAGTAATAGGAGAACATATGATATATAAGATAAATATAAGAGGTAGATAAGTAATTGTATATTTATTATAAAAAATAAGTGCTGTACCAACTACACTAATGGATAGAACGAGTGAAAAGAAATAAGGATCATCTGTAAATGCATACCAATCAATTAAAGGTAAAAATGTCCATACAAATAACATCCATGTGATATCATATGCGTTTGATGCCAACTTACTCATAAAATAAAAAATAATTAATGACCAAACAGTTTTAATTGTTTCTAGTATTCTTGGATTTTTAACAAGATATAACTCTGTTAAATCATCATATAACTTCCCTATAATTCCTATTATAAATACATAGGCATATTTTTCCATTTACTAATTGTCTCAAATATACTTAATAAACTATATAACCGCATGATACCAATGTGTAAGAAGGTCTAAACTATCTTGCCATTTATGTAAGAAGAGATGGCTGCCTTTGAAGAATCTCAGCCATGGGGATTTACAACATATGACGTCGTACCTGGAACACATGTTTCGTTTAGCACTGCACGCCAACGGGTTGATCTGATTACGAACCCGTGCTTCGGAAGGATCTTATTCCTAGATGGGATTCTCCAGTCGGCAAGTAAGGATGAAGCGATGTATCATCGGGCTTTGATTCAGCCTGTTGAAAGAATGCAGGCTGTGGAGAAGGTGTTGATTCTAGGAGGTGCAGAAGGAGCTGCTGCACGGGAGGTATTCCGTTCCTATCCAGATGTAAAAGGGGTGGTGATGGTGGATTGGGATGCTGAGCTTGTGGCGTGGATGCGCGAGCGGGAGGCGGGAGAGGCTGAGCGTGCCGCTTTTGCAGATCCTCGACTCACGATCGTTGCGGAGGATGCCAATGTATTTTTGTCTACCGCAGACTCTTTTTTTGATGCAGTGTTCATTGATTTACTGGATCCTGATATGGATACCTGGGAATGGCTCGCCGGAGTTTTAATGAAGGCGGCGGGGCGGCTCTCACCTGATGGTATCTTAACTGTGAACTTGGGATCAAATCGCATTATCATTAAAAAACTCATAGCATATCTACACCAAATCTGTTATCAGTGGAAGATTGTACCTTATACTATTTTTGTTCCGAGTTTCCAGGAACCGTGGTATCTAGCATATATTACTCAGAGCCCTGTTCAGGCGTCTCAGAATCTGACACACGCCTCTGCGAACCGCGACCTACCTGTGGAATAGGTGTTCCAGGTGTCGTCTTGGATCGGAACATGTTCACGAAGGCGTAGAAGAGAGTGGCGAGGGCGGCGCCATACAGAACCTGGGTGTGGCTGATGATTGCAAAGACGACCTTACACAAGGTGGAGTCCATCGTGATGAAACTCTGGAGGAAACCGTAGAGACCGGCGGGCGCACAGTAGTGCGCATAGAGACGGGTGGATGCCCAGGCTATGAAGGCGAAGAGGATAGCGTTGGCGATACGCTTAGTCGTGGGTGTAGAGGCCGCCGTCAGAACCGTCTGAAACATCTTTGAGGACGAGGTGTAAAAGGGGATTGTGGATGTCAATTTTAGGCAACAACCTGTAGCATAGATTCATAAAGGCAATAGAAGTGCCTGCGAACCTTTCCATCCGATACCACATGTGTCAGATCACGAACAGTGTTATCTGGATAGTGAACAACAGTTGCCTGCTTATCAAGAATATAGCGCACAGTACACTGGGTCAGATCAATGCGATCCTCTGGAGCCCAATCATAACGACGACCAATCTCGGTCAGCACTCCTGTGTTGCGACAGGTGGCACAGTATGCTGTATGCCAAATCCAGCCATCATACCAGGATGGAGTATCACGCTTACAATCCTCATAGCGGTCATTTGCGGTTGTCCACGACTGCACATCATACGTTCGCGTCGTGCGAAACCGTGTGTTTGTAGCGTCCTTGAAACGAACGGTGGGCTGCGCAGTTCGAGTAATGACAGTATTGCAGCGGTTACACGCAAGAATGCGAAGAGGGACAAGTGCGGACTGAATACCAAAGGCGGCCTGGCATGCACGAAGAGTGTGAAGTGAACGATTCAGAAATTCAATAGTCGTCTGCTCCTGGTGATAGAGAGTGTTCCTTGCCTTGATACATTGGAGGACATCTCTGTAAAGAAAGACAGCCTGGAGATGAGGCTGGATCTGGGCGTAGTTATCCTTGATGAGATGAAGAAGCTGTAGGAAATCAGAACTCTGGAGGCCAGTAAGACCGAGGTGGACAGCGAGAACCTCGCCAAGACGAGAGCTGATATTCTGGATAATGCGAGAGCACTCATCCTTCTTTTCCTGGAGGAGGACGGACATGATGTAGGACTTGGCCTTAGAGAGTTTGCTTAACTTCAAGTTTAGAGGGACTATGAGCACCTGGGTTGTGTATTGTTTGGCCACGGTTGATGGTTCACGCACTTATATCGGCGCGACTGTGGATCCAGATCGCCGCTTAGCCCAACATAATGGATATCTGAAAGGTGGTGCTAAGGCAACGGCAGCTCGTCCTGGTCAATGGTATCGGATTTGCCACGTGCGTGGATTCTTAGATTCGCATGCTGCACTGTCATTTGAATGGCACTGGAAGCATTTTACTCGGCGTTTGAAGACAGGAACCTTTATGGACAGGCGGCAGCAGGCACTGGATGAGTGCTTGGCGTGGGCGGCGGCTGAAGGGGTGGCAGAATTGGAGGTTGTGTGGGAGTAGTTGTTTTTCATACACACGTTTTTGAAGTTGAGGCTCAAACTCAAAAATGTGAAGTAAATATACGTTGTAATACACTCTCTAGTTGCTGTAAGCGAGTCCACCCATGCCGCTGAGCACGCGGAGCACGTTGTAGTTCGTCGCGTAGACGCGGACAGACGAGGACGTGGCCGTGCCGACCGCGTTGTTGGACACCGTGAGCATGAGCGTGGTGTTATCAATGCGGGACAGATTGCACGTGCCGCTGGGCTGGTGCTGCTCAGGGGAGAGCGCGAACGAGTACACGTTGATGCCGACGGCCGGCACGTTGGTGTGGTGCTGGTACGGCTGCACCTCGTTGAAGTAGCGTCCCTCGCGGACCGTGAACCGGTCGTGGCCGTTGAGCTGGATGAGCGCCGTGACGACCGGGTTCTTGCCCGCCATGCCCTCGACGCGCGTGACGGAGTAGCCTGACTCGAGCGCCGACCGGTCCCACCAGTCGGAGTAGTTGAACGGCTGCTGGCCCTTCCAGGTGTTGATGACCGTGTCGTCGCAGCTGACGAACGAGTCGCGCTGGACAACCCACACAAGCTCCTTGCACGGGTGGTTGAAGTTCAGCTTCAGCCTGTTCGTGGAGGAGTTGATGGACTCGGCGCCCGTGAACTGCAGGGTCTCGATCAGGTACTCGTGGGAGACCTGGGCGAACTTGCGGCGCTCGTCCGTGTCGAGGTAGATGTAGTCGACGTAGAGCGAGGCGGCGACCAGGTTGGCCGCGTTCACGCGGTCACGCACCGTGTGCATGTTGCTCGTGATCGCCGGCGTGATGTCCCAGCAGAGGTTCTGCAGGTCGTTGAACTGCAGGTTGATGCGCACCTCGTGGTACTGGAGCGCGATCAGCGGGAGCGCCAGGCCAGGGTTGCGGCAGAACCAGAACTGAAGCGGCACGTAGAGCGTGTACTCAGGCGCGCAGCCCAGGAGCTCGCCAGAAGAGTTCGGCTCGCCGCCGGCGCAGTCGTTGTCGCACGGCTCGCCGCCCTGGACGAGCAGGTTGGTGAGCTGCGGCACGTTGCCAACCATCTTGGCGTAGCCGGCCTGCTTGCCCGCCTCCTGCGTGAGCTCGTTCCAGATGTGGAGCCAGTCGCCATAGTGCTTGTCGATGCGCTGGCCGCCGATCTGCAGCTCGACCCAGTCGACCAGGTTGTGGCCGACCCAGTTGAGCCAGCGGAACTGGGCACCAGAGCCGTCACTGGACTGGAGCGTCACCGCCGGCAGGGTGGCCTGCAGGTACATGCGGTGGATCAGGTCGCCGTTGCGCTGGATCGTGCACGTGACCTGGTTGCCGAAGCGGGGGTTGCCGTTGAACGGGTTCTCGATGGACTCCATCGCGAAGTTCGTGTGGCGGCGGTAGACCACCTTGAAAAAGGTGATCTGGGGGTTACCCGTGAGGTAAACGTCCTGGGCGCCGTAGGCGACGAGCTGCATAAGACCACCACCCGTCATTTTTGTATATCCCTTGCGGAGAAAAAAATTCTGGACAGCGAGACTGGCGCGGCGCGGCGCGGCGCGGCGCGGCGCGGCGCGGCGCGGCGCGGCGGCCAGACACCCAGGGTCTAAACTCTTTGAAGAAACGGGTCTTAGAATGGCTGCCCCCTTCTTTACAATACGTCAAACCAAGAGGAGCACGCCTGAGAGTAGGACAACACTCGACCATTTACACCAGGTTCAAATGTCCCAACTTCGCAATGAACAGCAAAACGTTGAGAGTCTGGATGCGACCATCACAGCTCTTAAAAAGGTATGTGATGCATCAACCGATAGTGTGATTAAGGCAAAGAAGGAAGAAGAAATAGAGGTTCTGCGCAGAAAAAAGGAGGATTGGGGATCGGAGAAGCCGCTGTATGACTATTTCTTTGAGACCGGGGAGATCTTATATTCCTATTATGACTTGCAGGAAAAGATTCAAAATGGTGAAACATCGGGAACGACCCGTGTGATGAAGGCTAAGCCAGGTAGTGTTCTCGCGGCTCTGCAGGAAGGAGAAGCTTCGGCATCTCCTGTGGCTCTTACATCCCCAGCCCCGAGAATGCAGGGTCGGGAGGAGCTTCTTGAGAAGTATCTTCAGAAGGTGGATCCACAACACGCTCGAGCGGTCACCAACGCCTTTGATGACCCTCACGGTATCTGCGAAACATGTGAGAAGGAGATGATGTTCAGTGCAAATGAAGCTCTCTTCTTCTGTGATGGGTGCGGCTACCAGGAGTTCGTGCTCATTGACAGCGATAAGCCCAGCTACAAGGATCCGCCTCGGGAGGTTACGTATTACGCCTACAAGCGTATTAACCATTTCAATGAATGGCTTGCCCAGTTCCAAGCCAAGGAGAGCACAGAGATACCGGAGGATGTCTTTCAGGCCATTCTTGGGGAGCTTCGGAAGGAGCGTCTGGGAACCAATATTAAGCCCGCCAAGGTTCGTGAGATTCTGAAGAAACTCAAATGCACCAATTTCTATGAGCACGTACCGTATATCTTGAATCGTATTAACGGCGAAACTGCGCCTGTCATGTCTCGGGAAGTGGAGGAGAAGCTGCGGTACATGTTCAAGGAGATTCAGCCGTCTTTTGTGAAGCACTGTCCCAAGTCTCGCAGCAACTTTTTGTCATACTCATATGTTTTGTATAAGTTCTGCGAACTTCTTAATTTGGATGAGTATTTACAGTGCTTCCCGCTGCTGAAGAACCGTGATAAACTCTACAATCAGGACAAAATCTGGGAGAAAATTTGTCATGATATGGGATGGCAGTACATTAAGTCTTTGTAAAAATATGGGCAATGAATATGAACGATTCTATATCAACGTCCGTAACTATAGGCCTCTTTCCATCATTAGAACTATCTATATATTACCATATCTTCGAGAGCAAGTTGCTTCAATTCCCACTCATACACTGTAGAGAACTCAATAATTTTAATCCCGCCCGTCTTTCTACAGATCCATATCCTAAAGAAAACCGTCCACGAGGTCAAAAAGATTTAGACTCAGTTTTACACCATCGAAAAATAATATGTGAACAAGGCTGTACAGAACCCATATGGATATCAGTCAAAGAGGACAACTATACGTTACTCGATGGAGTTCATCGTATTGTTGCTGCATATTTAGAGAACAAACAAACTATTCTGGCATATATTATTTTTCATCAAAAGTGATTCCGCCCATCCAAGGATACATAGTCCTTAAACTTAAGTAATCTATAAATAATTCTTCATCTTTATGAATCAATCGTTTTGAAATAGCTATACTATAATTACATCCATCTGAATTATGATATTTAAGACTTAAATTTGGATTCTTAGATGAATGATTGATTGAATATGAATCTTTATACATAAAAGGCATTCCTTGAACATGATCTATGTATATCATAATCTCAGTTCCTTTTGGTATATTTTTTTCAGCAAAAACACCCTTCCCTTGGATATGTGATTTTGCTAAATAGATAAGCGGATTCTTTTGGCGGATAATATATTCACTTAAATATGTATATTGTATCATAATACATGTTATATACTTTGTTCGTGTTTTACGAATAATATCAGCATATTGATTGACCAATTCTTCTGTCCAATTTGAAATAGGGCGCAAGTCATTAAAAAGTACAATAATTTTTGAGATGTTCTTAAATGTTGAAGTTTTTATAGGTGATGAGAGTCCAGACATATATTTTAATGATTTTGTTTCCATTTGTATTTTTGGATATTTGAAAATATTGGCGTCAAGTTTATCAAAATTATATTCATGACAACTATCTGATATGATATGCATCTATAATACGGATATCTTCTTTTCAAGGCCTTCCGCTGCTTCAGCTCCAATGAATAGCTTCCGTACTCCAGGCCGGGCTTTGCATGTCATATTAAAAGCCTTCTTTGCATTTTTACTTTGAGAAAACTCAACTAGATTCTTAGCATTGCGTCGTAAATACGCAGAGCTGCGTACGACACCTTCCTTCTTGTAATGCTCTTTTAACTCTTTTTCAAAGCGCTTTTGTAGGCTACCCTTTTTCAATGTCTTGTTAAAAACCTTCTTACATTTCTTGACCTGTGCTGGAGTCGGAGCCTCACCGAGAAGCCAAGATGCAAGTCCCATCTGCTTAGAGCTGATGCACATAGATGATAAAATGGAGAATCGAGTTCTGCGATTTTATCAGCTACACAAGAATAAATGGTTTCACGTTATGAACTGGTCAATTGAACTTATAAAGATAAGTGATCCACGTCAGATACGTATGGTAGCAAAGTATGGTGGCTGCTTTTTCAACTAAGGATAGTGCGATTCCGTGTCGCGAAGCAGTACGTCAAGGCCAGTCAGCTCAGGAGGCATAGTGGCTGGAACGCCGCTGCGACGACCCATAACCCAACCACGATCGGCCGCCTTGTACGCGGAGACTTCGACAAGTTCACCACGATCCGCGCACCCTTGTACCGCCTCCATAACACCTTGAGAGCCGTGCTCCTCGCAATAATCATCCACCATCACCCACGTCCCTGCAGGGAGTTCGCGCAGAATATGATAAAGGTCAATGGCCGGAACAGGGCGCTCGTGGCCGCCATCGATGAAGACAAGATCGGGTTTTGGCGCAGCTGATAGTGCAAACCACGTCGGCAAGGATGTGATGGAATTGCCGGCGATCAGGAGATTGCGACCAGGATAGGCGATATCTAGAAGGAGCTTTGCCCGCCGAGTGTAATCAAACCAGAAGATGTCAAAGGAGATGACATTGACGTCGGGGCGGATATCCAGGAAGGTGGCGGCACTCAAGCCAATGTGGAAGCCGGTTTCAAGAACGGTGCGGATCTCGGGGTGTTCGGTCATAAAAGATCGAATGTACTGCTGCTGTGCAGGGCTGACGGAGCCGACGCGGACAGGAAGACGCTGGATACCGGTGACAAACTCTTGGAACTGGGCGGACATATTTCCTTCAAAGCTCCTGGTAAACTTGACTTAAGTGGGTCGCCGGCGGCAGCGAGTCCCTACCTCTGCAGAATGCGTCTTGACCTTATTCTCGGTCCCATGTTCGCTGGCAAATCATCTGCGGTCATTGCGCGAGTCAGACGCGCCCGCGCCCTCGGATGGAAGACACTTCTTCTTACATCTGCTCTGGATACGCGATACGGTAACGTAGGTGATGTGAGGGATGTAGTGACTCATGATAAGGATCGTGTGGATGCAGTCGGTGTTCTTAGACTGATGCCATGTCTAAGCACACCCGAGTATGAGGAGGCTCGGCTAATCATCATTGAGGAGGCGCAGTTCTTTGTTGACTTAGTTGCTTTCGTTCTTCATGCAGTTGAAAAGAGTGGGAAAGACGTCGTGGTGGTCGGGCTGGATGGGGATTCGGATCGGCAGCCGTTTGGATCTCTGTTAGAGCTTGTGCCCTTGGCAGATACAGTGACCAAACTTACGGCTCTGTGTAAGAGGTGTGGTGATGGGACGGAGGCGCTGTTTTCTGCCGCTTTGAAAGGGAAGAAAACAATGGGGGAGATTCTTCATGTGGGAGGTGAAGAGAGCTATGAGCCGCTGTGCAGGCGGCACTATCTAGGACATGTATGATTCCCAAATCAAGGCTCTCCAAGATTAAAAACTTTTATGATATATTTTTTGACATAATGCGAAAATTATGTCAAAAACGACAGTTAACTCAAGCTAGAGTAAAAAGTTTTTTACATGCGCGGGAAGCCAACAAGGTTGGCGCCGATACCGAAGCCAGCGCCCTGGCGAGCCGTGACGCCGATCGACGGCGAGAAGATGTCAAGAACCGCAAAGACGGCGGCGGCGGCGATCGTGACCGTCAGGATCTCATCCATCGGGAGCGACTTGCGCGGGATAAAAACCAGCGCCAGCGCAACCGCGATGCCCTCAACCAGGTACTTGATGATGCGCGTCAGAAGATCGTTGACGTCCATTTCTATATTCTGACTTCAGATTTTTTTGACTCCCTGCGTTCAACGACGCCGGGTTAAAATGCGCGTGTCCTCCAGACTTTAGAATGAGTACTGATGCCCCTGCCGCTACGCCCGCTGCTACGCAGGAGCCCGTCGAGGACTTCCTCTCAGAAGATACGGAGATCCCGAGCCAGAAGGTTGTTCTTCTGAGCTTCCTCAGCCCTGAGAAGGTTCTTGCGAGCAAGGATGTTTACCAGTTCCAGCAGTTCCTCAAGGATTACGAGCTGCAGTGGCGCACGGCCAAGCTGGAGGCGTGGCTAGCGGAGCAGGTTGCCTCCGTGAACCGGAAGCTGGAGGAGATTGCCGGTGGCCTGGAGAAGACGGATCTGAGCGGCGGGGTGGTTCTGACACCTCAGGCCGCCGCCGCCTCCGTGCGCTCGCAGGAGCTGCGTGTCGACCGTGTTGTGGAGGACTTCAAAGAGCATATTCGTAAGACGACGAAGGATGCGACTCCGGGTGATATCCAACAGGAGTATGAGGACTTCCTCTTCAAGAACTCTGCACGCCTGGAGGAGGAGTTCTTTGCAAAGAACAACTTCCGGACGACGATCCGTGGCATCAAGGTGCGCGGTGTCTTCTCGTCGGAGGCTGAGGCGTCGGTGCGCGCCAAGCGCCTCCAGAAGAGCGACCCCACGTTCAACATCTACGCCGGTCAGGTCGGGAAGTGGATGGCGTGGGAGCCGGATCCCAACAAGGTGGTCGACCAGGAGTATGCGAATGACCAGCTCAACACTCTGATGAAGAAGTACCGCGAGAACGAGGAGTCCCGCGACCAGTTTTACAATGAGCAGAAGCGCAAACGTATGGGAACTGTGGGTACCGCGGGCGCGGCTGAAGCGACACTCACGGAGGTCAAGGAGACATCGTCGGAGGGTGCGACCAATGCCGCCGCGGGACCCGGTGGCGCCTCGGCTGCAGCTGGAAGCTATGACGGTCTCTTTTCGGGCCCGGCTGATCTGGCGATCCAGAGAAAGATGGAGTCGGCTGCCAAGAAGGAGTAAAAACGTAAAAAGAAAATAGTTCATTTCAAGCATGTGTCATGGTTGACATGAAAGACGGTGTAAAAGGGTGTGTATTTACTCGGAGCCATCGGGAACGGCGCCGCCGATGTAGCGCGGCTCACAGCGCTTCTGATCCGAGCAGAACTGTCCTTCAGGGCAAGGGTTGTTCTCACAACTGGGGGGAGGCGCCTGGGCGGGTGCGGGTGCGGACGCGGGCGCGGGAGCACCGCCGTTAAAATACTCGCGTCCCGCGCGTCCACGGAATCCCTCGGGGAAAATCTGCGGCGCCATGGCCTTGAGAAGGGGGAGGACAGCAACCGCAACAATAAGTGCAATTAGAGCATACCATGTGGCTACTTTCATAATACCACGCTTCATCCTTTCTGGATTTGCTCTAGATTAAAGGCGCACCATGTCCATCGGGTAAAATCTCTACAGGCGCCTTCTCATACATACGCCTAGGCTCCGTGCTAGCGCAGAATCCATTCACACACTTCAGGCCATCTGAGCAAGGCGCCATGTTAACTCCGCACGGTGTTGCACCACCGCCACCTATGAATCCTTCGTCATATCCACGACGCAGAGCAAGGACGGCGAGCCCGAGGATAAGAATCAGCACAAGAGCCTGAATGAGGTCACGATCCATTTAACTACGCGTTCGGATATTTGCGAATCTGGATCTGCGGTCCCTTCAAGCGTTTCGCCGCCGTAGCATCATATTCGTTGCTTGCACCGCCCTCCTGATCCTTGGTATTGGCAGCGGCGTGGTTCCAGAACTCCTGGGCACCGATGCGGAACTCGCCGTGCATCTCCGCCTTGTACCAGAACACGGTGTCCTCGAGTTTGTTAGATTGGGAGTTGTTGTTCATCACAATGCACTCATAATTCTGAGTGCACTGATCCATCACCTGACAGAAGAACTCGAAGCTCGGAAAAGCACTACCGAAGTTCTCAAAAATGCGCTTCCGATTTGTCACGTACGGCTCGCGCAGAATAAAGCAGTAGTCAACGTTGGTTCGAAGCATTGGTGGAATACCGAGAGGGTACTGCATCGTAATCAAGAAGAACACCTTCAGCCAGCGACCGTTCAAGAAAAGATAACGAATATTGCGATCGTGGAGCCAGCTATCATCATATAAGCAGTCGTCCATGATTAAGAAGGATCTCGGATCCGTACGACTTTGGCCGGTTTGATCAAGTTCCTTTTGAATCTTCGCCATGATCATCTTCTGGCGTTTGCAGAAGTTGGCGATGATCACCGGAGTGTAGTCGCCGTGAATGAAAAGGGGCGGAATGAGTTTCTTGTAAAACTGATTCGACTCCTCCGTACCACTGATAACAGTTCCAAGTGGCATTTCTTGGTGGTGAAAGAGCAGGTCACGCACAAGAGTTGACTTACCTGTACGACGGCGGCCGATGAAAACGCACACGGCGTCTTGGGGAATCATTTTCATATCAAATTTCCGGAGGCCGACATTGAGAGCTGCTGCGTTGTCACTCATATCTATATTAGGCTAACCAGCATATTATAGATTCTTAACCCGCATGGAAGAATTAGTCCTGCGGTCTATGCCTCTAGCCTTCGGCGGCAACGCCCAGCAGAATGGCTGATGTCTCTGTAACTCCCGCGGCGATTGATAGTTGTCTGACTCAGCGGACTCCGGTAAGTCTTCCTGCCTGGAAAGAGCTACGGGTACCTTCTTCATCAACGTATACATCTCTCACGTCCATCACACCGATCTTGGAGCCTTTTCTCGGGCGGGCGATTACACGAGAGGGCACCCTTGCATCTGACACACAGATTACAGACATACTTGATATGAGCGGGAGTGGAGTCTGCAGAGTGGAGACGACGCGAGGAACTCTACTCGCCTATTGCAAGGTGACACATCTGATTGATCCGGCGCGAACTCTACAGAACTACTACGCCGATGCTGAGAAAGGTGTAAAAAGGAGGTTGGCGAAGATCGAAAATCCTATGAATCAGGCCTATGTGGATGGCCTCGCCAATTACCTTGTTGGCCAACTCCGAGAGCGTGGGATCTCACCCCACTTTTGCATCTCCTACGGATCCTACAAGGCTGTTGCTTCCACCTATCGCTACAACATAACGGAGGACTATGAAAGTTATCGCAAGTATAAGGCGTTTTGGGAACGGCAGAGGCAGGGACTCTTCAAGTTACACACCTACGGCGCTGAAGATCTATCTACGCCGGCTTCCTCTCTTCGCTCTTCCCCATTTACGTGTGGATCCATTGACAGCGATAAGAGTCATGAAACACTTGATTATGAGGCGACTGCTGCTGATAGCCGAGAGGTTGAACTAGAGAGTGTTGACTCCTTTCCTTCTAATGGTTCAGGTTCTCAGGCTTCCTCCGACTCCGAGAAGGATGAGTCCGAGTCTGATGATGATGAGTCTGAAGATGAGATCTTCGCAGACTTCAAGGATTACCCCGTCTTACTTATCTTCCAGGAACGGTTGGAGGGTGTTATGGATGATTTGTTAGAGGATGAGGAGGCTGTGGGTGCTGAGATGGGTACAGAGGAATGGGAAGAACGCTGGACAGCATGGATCTTTCAGGTGATTGCGGCCTTGTGCTGCGCGCAAGGTGTTCTCGGATTTACTCACAACGATCTACACACAAATAATATTCTCTGGTCATCAACGACGGAGAAATATATATGTTATGGTGCGCGTGATGGAACTGTATGGCGTGTACCGACCTACGGACGCATTTTCCGTATTATTGATTTCGGTCGTTCTATTTTCCGTGTTGGAGATCGGTGGTTTGTAAGTGATGATTATGCGCGTGGAGGAGATGCGGCAGGTCAGTATTCGTTGTCTGCACTCAAGCCAAACCCGTCCTTTGATCTGTGCCGCCTCGCGGTCAGCTTGATCGATATGGTATTTCCTGATCCGCCGGTGGAGAGGTTAGATGGTGATGTTCTGAGCTGTGAAGCCAGCTGGACGGTTCACGAGACGGAGTCGCCGCTGTGGAATATGCTCTGGACATGGCTGCTCGACGAGGATGGTTGCAATGTTCTGCGTGATGAGGACGGTACGGAGCGGTTTCCTGACTTCGATCTGTACCAGAAGATCTCGGCGACTGTGTTTGGAGCCAAGCCTCAGGAACAGATTCGCCGTACGTTGTTTAACAAGTACAAGGTGAGTCGCGACGGCATAAAGACAATGTATCCTCTGTTTTGTTAGGGAACCAACCTTCGGTTAGGGAATGAACATGTCAACACATGAATTTAACACTGACCTACTCACCGCGTGGGTGGCTCTGTGTGACAAGTTGGGAGAGATGCGAAGTGCAGGAGCGAGTGCAGAAGAGATTGCGGTCGTGGAGGAGCTTATTAAGTGTGCTCTTGCAGTGCTTGTTAATACAAGTAATGTAAGAGGAGTGGTGCAGCCAGAGCCTATGGCTGAAGATCCAGCTTAGAACCGCGCAGGACCGGTTTGAAGTTCAACGTCGGGAGATGTCATCGGAGCTGCCGCAGTCGCTGCTGTCAATGCATTCTGGCTGGTTGTGACCCAGGACTGGATGGACTCGGGGAGAAACATGTACGCAATAGCGGCCAGGAAGGAGCCAATGAAGAAATCCCGAGCAACCGCCTTGATCCGAAATCCGGACGGTTCCTGGGGATCTTTGAACCACATTTGCTGCGCGGCGGAGGCTGCGGCAATTAATGCACCGCCAACCACAATGGCAATCCAGAAACCGGACTGGGGTACTTCCATTCTAAGGCGCGGCGGTTTTGTTAGGGGACGCGGGAGGACGCGGGAGGAGGTGGCTGGGGGCTAGCTGGGGATAGCCGAAGGCGTGGCCTTGGTCTTTCAGGCCAAGGTCTCCGCCGAAGGCATGATTCTTGCATTTATGCAAGAGTCTCGTACTCAATCGGCAATACACGATCTGCTGACAAATCTTCATCCGCATCCATCGGAAGAACTTCATCTGTGATCTTAATGGACTCCTCCTCTTCCTCTTCCTCACCCTCTTCGTCCTCGCGATTCTCAGCCTCCGCAAATGGAAGATCTTGGATCTCGTTTGCATCAAGGGAGTTTGAATCAAACATCACATGATCGTTGGAGAATGTAACAGAGGGCTTGGTATCAATGTAGATCGTCTGAGGAACGTTAGCCTCGGCCTTGACTTCGGCCTTGACCTCGGGTTCAGCCTTGACTTCAACCTTGACTTCGGGT